CGAGAAGCCAAAGAGGTGGTTAACCCCTTTGATTTTGACTCAATTCTTTACGCCACTCCTCAAAATAAGAGTGAACATCTTTAAAGAATTTTATTCCTTTCTGATGTGCTCTTACGGGAGAGGAAAGAGATAGATCTTTGAATGGATCCATTACCGGGAGTATTACCTCCCGATCGTGGATCTTGGAACAGAGATAGGACATTGCTATCCTAGCTCAGTCGGACCGATAATGATTAGTCATTATCAATGGTCCATCAAAGACATATCTCCGCACTGGTTTGTCTCCTTCTATACGCTGAAGATTCTCAAAGAGAGTCTTCCGCATAAGATGGAACAGATTAGAATCCCGCAGAAGATAAAGAGAGGATTCTTTCCCCTCTTCATCTAAATAAACGGCACGCGTCAATCCTAGGGGAAACGGGGTTTTACTTACCTCGAATTCCCGAAAGATCTGACTACTAGATGCCAATTCCCGAAGCCACAGGCGCTCATCATTACGATGTGCAATTGTGTCTATCGACGTTAGAATCATATCTACCGTTACAGGAGTTAGCGAGTTATTTAAGCTCATTCGAGACGATAACCCACTCTCTGTAGGAATTAAACCGAAACGACCTTTAACGACCCATTCGAGTGATCGAAGGGCCCTCTTCCCGTAGAATGGAAGAGAAGCTCTTTTCTCATCTCAGATGGACTCGCTGAAACTTAAACCCTTTGACATCCCGTCTCTCAGCACGGAAATTAAACCGTACGGAGAGCGCAGGAGAATCAAGAGGTTTTTGGGTCCTAACGGAGTCAACTCATTTTCAGTCGATGTAAGGCGCTTAGCAAACTCAAAATGAGTCGAGGACACCAAGGATTTTGATAGATTTATCTCAACCCCTAGGACCTCGGTCATCAGAGTATGGTAAGACTGAGCAACTGAATCATTGGCGATGACTATGTCATCCCCCAATAATGCGTAGTGATTGAATTCTTTAATCCCTACACGCTGTGCTGCGATTAACACCAATACATGGTGTGTTACCGCAAGCATAGCTCAGGAGCTCAATGCCCCCATAGGCTGTCCAACTGCGTAGATATGACCCGACCAGGGTCTACTACACAGTAGCTGTCGCCACGCGTCACCTATATCCGCATCTCCAAACAATAAATTTAATAATTGTGCTTGGAGCTTGGAAGGTAGGCGATCTGTGGCTGCCGATAAATCGTAGGATCAAAACTTAGAGGAACCCAATTCTCCTCTTCGTTTTAGATCTAACAATCTATCAACAGGCGCCCCTTGATCAAAAGTTCCATCCATCTCTATCTTTCTTAAAAGATGGAATAGAAGC